TTTTAGGAAATGGACAGTCCGCCGAAGATATCCACGATTTCGGCGACGATCTCGATGGTCCCATCGAAGGCTGCCGTTTTCGGGGTGAGCAGGATGTAATTGTCGGTCAGGTAAAGATACCCGCCCAGGGCTGGATTTGTGTCTCCGATAAGACTTCCCTGGACAGCTCCGACCGTCCCGCCTGTACCGGTGGCAAAATCCGTTGCCATCCATACTCCCGCTCCCAAGGAATCACCGAGAGAGTCAATCGCGGATGCCGCCGTCCCTTTCTTAATCAGCCTCACATACACTCTCTTAACGAGCCACCCTTCTTTGATCTCCATGATCTTTGCGGTGTCCGTATGCAAGAGAGTCCCGAAACCCCCGTTAGCAACTGATTTCGAGCAATCAATGATCTGTTTTGCGATGAAATGCTCTCTTTCCCATCCCAGGGAAGAGCCGCGCTGTGAGCCGTAAAGTCTTGAAGTGACATAGCCTATTTCCTCCTTTTGCGTGAGGTAGAGAAACTCTGCCGGTAAGTCTCCGGCAGAGGTTAGGGATTATTTGTAGCAGTACAGCGTTCCAACCCTGGCGTTGTTGACCATCTTACGGCCGTAAACGTTCAGGCCTCGGACGAGCTCCGCAAAGGTGGATTCTGGAGTCGGGATGTGCTGCATCTTCGTGATCTGGCTTGCGAACGTCAGGGCNCCATTGTCCCCGAAAACGACGTTATAAGCCGTGACAGCGCCATCTACGACGCTGTAAACATTGTTCGAGCTGAAAAGTTCAAACCGGTCGATCATCCCGATTCGACCATTCCGGAGAATAGACTTTCCATCTCCGGTCAAAGAAGCATCCTTGAGATCCGATTTCTTGATCAGGCCAGCAAACCACTCTGGGATAACCATCCATCGGCCACCTTCTGGAACATTCTGCTCTCCAAGAACAGACCCACAATCGACGATCCTATCGAGGACGTCCGCCTTCGTGATCTGGAGAGGCGTCCCGGAAACACCCAGGATGTAAGAAGAACTCTTCCGGCCAGCGGTGAGCCCCTGGTTTGCGGCTGCGATATCCGTTGGGATAAAGGCGAGGATTTCTGTATCGATGACGATCTTCATCTGCTCGCTTGCGTCATCTGACCAATCGTTTAACAGATTGAGATCGGACTGGTAGGCATCGACATCGTCAACTGCGAAGCCGAAGTATTTCCCTTTATCGATAACCATCTCGATCTTGGGGGATTCGAGTTTCTCGTACACCAAGGTCTGGCCCTTGACGTAGTCTTTGATAGCAACGGTGGCCCGGGTGCGAATCCAGATCTTATCTCCAACGTCGCTGATCTCGCCTTCATAATCCGTGTTGCAGATCGAGGCGAAGACGGTAGCGTCGTAGAGTTTCTCCACGAGCTTTCCGCTCCAAATTTCAGGAATAAAACCGCTTGAACTTCCAACCCCTGAATAATCAGGGTGTCCTATTGCCCTTGCTAATCCCATGACCTTTCCTCCTTATTTTCCTTGTTGGCGGCGCAAGGCTGAGATGAGCCGTTGCTCCTCCTTCCCTTTCTCGTCTTCCCTCCCTTTCCATTTCCCTCGACGGACATCCTCATAGAATTTCCTAAGATCCTCACGCGTAACTGTTGGCTGTGGTGTTCTCGGGGGTGTCCCCCTTGAACCGCGTGGAATACCTACTTGCTCNNTAAGATCGTCTTTCGTGGGNGTGGCGGGGAGAGGCGGAGAGGTTGATTGTTTTAGTTTAAGATAATCCTTAAAAAACTGAATCGCTTTTACTGAGTCGTGATTCTGACGGGCGCGTTCAAGCAACTCTTGTTTTGTAATCCCGCTGTATGGCTCAGGGTCGTCCAGCCAAGCAAGAAACTCGGGGTTTTTGTTTAGCTTCCTCCATTGGGGAAAGTCTCTGTCCATCTCCCTCCAAAAGCGTCTATCGGCTTCCAGGTCGCTTTCTTGTTTCAGTTTCTCGAAGCCGGACTCTATCCTCCGATCTCTTTCATCAAAAATATCGGAGACGACGGATGCCACACCCTCAAAGACGTCAGGAAATTCTTCTTTAAAGGTTTTCGTTTTTGGATTTGTCTCGAGAGACTTTAAGATCAGCTCTCTACTCGGCCGAACTGGCTCAACGGATTTGGGGGGATTCTCGAGCTTTGTTCGCATCTCTTCAATCTTTCGATTGAGATCTGCTATCTGAAATGCCATTCCAGGCACTTCTTTTCGATATTTCCCTTGGAGTGTAAGCAATCTCTGATGTTCTTGCTCGTAGAGTTCTTGATAGTTTGGGGCTGGGGGGGCATCGCTTGGTGAAGGTGAGGGCTCGATCACATCTTCGGTGGGAGTGTCCTCAAACGAGGCGGGCGCGTCTATAAAGGCCCCTCGTGTTTCCCCGGGATCCACGGATCCATTCAAATCTACGCTCTCGATTACCTCGCCACCAGGTGGTGCATTTGGATCTGGGGCTGAGGGTGGAGTTGCGTAGAGATGAGGATAGGCCTTCTTGTGCGCTTCCTCTGCCTTCTTCGCTGCTCTTGTCAATGCCATTGGTCTGTGCGCCATAAGATTCTCCTCCGCGCCGGCTTTACGGTCTGCGTATTTCCATCAGGGCCCTTTCGGGTCTCCTGTCGGATCCAAATAAAAAGCCCCGTATCTACTTTCCCTATCCCTCTCCCTCGTTTCTTTAGGATTCAGGCTTCGATACGGGGCTTTAAGGTCCTGCTATAGTCAGGTTAAAAGCCTAACCGTCTTTCGCTGCGATTATTTACTTCTTTCCCTTCTTTTTCAAGGACTTTTCCAATCTATCGATGTCTGTGAGACCCCCCTGGTTGAAGTGAAGTGTCACAGATCCGGTAAAGGTGAACGTTGTAATCTCCATCTCCCTCAAGGCATGAAGGAGCCTGGATTCCGGATCTAAATTGTTAACCGGGGTCTTAAGTTCAAATACGTTAAGTGTCGTGGCGTCCGTTGTACCGCTCATCTGTGTTTGTAGTATTGGACCCTCGCTTCGCTCTTGGCTACTCTGCCCTTGGACGGTTTCTTTGAACCATACCACTCAAGGACTTTTCCTGGTTTAGAAACACTCACCAGAGCCCACATCGTTTTCCCCTTCTTCTCATTAAACTTTCGTCTAAGCATCTTTTCTGGCCCTCAATAGCGTTCTCGCATTTTTGATAATTTCCCTAATCTCATAAAGAGCGATGGCCTTCCCCTGAGCGATGAAGTGGACCTTATCCGGAAGAATCATGTCGAGGGAAAGGGAAGTGGACATTGAAAGGAAGGATGAGGAGATCCAGTCTTTTAGAATAGTAAAATGCGGGTTATCCTCGAGGGAAGCGATGGCTCTTAAAACTTTTTCGTCGGCTTTGATCTGGATGCTTGTCTTACGCTCTGATTCTATCAAGCTGCCGTCGCTCCCTGATTAAACCTGGCTGTTGCTTTGCCCTGCGCTGGGTTCCCGGCAACGTCGAGATTTCTGGGGCCAGCGAGGGGTGCTATTTCTGGGATCTGCAAGGTTTGTTTTCCAAGGGGTTCCTCTGAGATCTCTTCGGCATCGAGACCGATGTTTCTGGCGATCTCTTTCAGGATGTACTTTCTTCCTTTGTATCCAAGAATCTGCATATCGTATGGGTTGGCCGTTGCCCTTCCGTATTCTGTGAGCCTCAAGGCTAATTGCTCCTTCGCTACGAGTGCCTGAGAACCCATCGCCACAACCTTGATATCTCCGATCAACCCTCGGTACTCCTTTTGCTCTATGTTATAATAAAACTGCCTCTCGACGCAACCTTTTATTGGTCCGTTGTCCATATTCTTGATAACTTGCTTAATTCCTCGAGCTGCCTGGGTGATCAACATCGATAATCCAGAAGCAGTATCCCCCCCTCCACCAACTCTTGGATCCCCATGCGCATAGGCGGGAATACCGGAGTATTCGTCTGCCATTTTAGAGAATGTAGTAAATACTTGGATGAGCTTTTCAACTACCATGGGGGGCTGGTAAAACTTTAAAGCCGGAGCAGAGCTCATCTGAGAATCTGTCACATCCCATACCTTCCACGGCCACATTTCTCTACTCTCGTATTCTGGGACACGATCAATATTGCGCTCTACCTGCGGACCTGATGCAATCCCTATGTTTTGTACGATCGCCCGGACGACGGCGTTACAAACGTCCTGGATATCCATGATCAGTTCTGGAACGCCCCTGCCCCAAAACGACCCAGGGATCTCCTCGAAAGAGGCTTTCGAATAGGGCTTCTTTCCAAGAGGATCGAGATTCATAACTGCCTTGATGACGTGCCGGCCGATGAGATAGCAGCAAGTCTCGTAATAACACTCTGGATCCTTAACTTTCTTTGGATCGAGGCCCCAATCAATTAGCATCTGCCCTTGGACTGCTCCCCAAAAAATAAGCACGTCAATCTTCTTCGGGGCATTGACACTCGCAACATCTTCCGTCTGTTCCTGATAACGAACCGATGCCTCATCGGTCCATTCCACAAGTCCTCCGTTTTTGTACTCTTCGAGGACAATTTTAATCTCATCATCATTGAAGCCTGGCATTCCAATAAGGCCAGCAACCTCTTTTGGCCATAGGCTGGTGCGTTCAAAAAGGTCTCCATCGTCGATCGCCCTGGATCCTCGAGCCGGGAATATGTCGAACGGATCCACCCTCTCGAATTGAGGAATAAGTCTTTCTTCAACGTAGGCTTGCATTCTGCCTGTATCTGTGTCCGTCTTTACTTTTCTGACCCTGTCTTTTCGGAGGGTAGGCCCCTTGACGAAACCTGCCTTAAAGGTAACGATGTCATAGATCGTTTCGTTTAGCGCTTCGTAAAAGCCTCCCTCCACGAGCTGGTCGTCAACCTGATCTTCCATCATGGCACACTTCTCTTTTGCCTTCTGCATGATCACTCGCTTTATTCGTTTCTCAAATTCTGGCTGNAGNTCTCTGATATTTTGCATCAGGGTTGTCGTGTCCANCGACTGACCTGAATCTGCGGCCTGTGTAATAAGACGGGTGAGCGCTTCCTTCATAAAACGNTCCTGGACTTCTTTTGTCATTTCCTCTGGCAGNTCGGGCACTGGAGTCGGTTTGATAGCGTAGGGCTTGACGCCTGGTTGAAAGATAATATCTCTTACCCAGGCTTCCCCAGCTCTGCATTTCGTATTCGTAATCCCCGCATAAGTCATCGGGCCNTTGATCTGAGNGATCGCCGCTATCTTGTCGGCTTCGTACTCATTGTTTCTCTGCCGGATCGATTTTAGCATCTGCTCTGAAATGTCNGTCTTATACATTTTGGCCTCATCCCAGATATCCCGGATGTAAACNGAGAGTCTATCCTTGATGTCGGCCTCTTCGTAGGAAAGGGCTGCCTCTATTTTGGATTTGTCCTCTTTCCTTTCCTCTTCCATCATTTCCGTATTCGATTTGACTACCATGAGCCCGTAAGCCATCTAAGCCTCCTTAATGCCAAGCGGACGGTGGCGGGACCGGTCGAGAGCCAATCGCCCATGCTCCCCGCATCCTCGTGTGGGGGATTCCAGTCTCGGTTAGCATACAAAGATATTGAAGTGCATCGTGAGGATGACTTTCAATCGTTTTTTGNGGCTTNTCCTCGTAGCGNTCATACCCGGAGACAAGCAGCCTTCTCATCCGGTAGCCTCCGTTGAAGCCTCTGATGATAAGTTCGCAATTTGGTGAAACCTGAAAGCCGGCCAGAGGTTTCCCGTCTTTATCGGGCCCAGCCCATTTCGTCAGGTAAGTGTCAACCGCATCGAATCTTGCCGTCCAAGTATTGGATCTCGCTGGTAGAGGGTCCGAGAAGAAATGTTTTTTGATCTCCTGAAAGCAGGTCTTTTCGTCAATGTCTGTCCGTTTAACGCCNGATGGATCTCCCGTGTGATAGACGTTGAAACCGGAATATTCTGCCAGGATGTGAGGTTTAACGATGTACTCTATAAATCTTCGGAGGCCCATGTCCTCCGCTACGAGTTCATAGAGGATATTCAAAATTGGAGGCCTTTGAAGGAGTTGACCGAAAATTGCCGCAAGCCCCTGGTCTACTCCGAAGTCCCAGGCACAGATAATTGGGTACCCGGAAACAGGTCTCAGAATGTTCTCGGCGATATGGATGCTCGGCATCCAATTTTGATAGACCGGCTTTCCTTCCGAAACAAAGCCGTATTCCCCATGGACGTAAACTCGAATGAAGTCCTGGGATTTACCGATTGCCAGGTTTTCATAGTACCCGGGCTCGAGGTTTGGAATGTTTTCAGCCTCTGGAGATAGTCCTGATGGTTGGTGAAAGATCGCGGTTCGTGGAGTTACACCGTCTCTCTCAAGAGGCTTATCGTCCTCAAAGAGTTTATAAAACCAATGATCGGTGTCCGGAGGGTTGGTATCCGCAATAATTGCCCTCCAGGTGCATCCTCCGTCTCTCTGGGGGGGAAATCGACCGATCCTGCCGTCCATGGCGTCCCATATCGTTTTAGAGATCTCTCGAACCTCATTAAACCAGCAACCTGTCAATTCCAGAGACAAGAGATTACGGACATGATCAGGTCTATCGAGAGCCCTAAACATTACCTCAAGATGAACCGGGCTGCCATCCTCGGCCGTGAGTTGATCGATGATGTAGTCGTGAGCTGCTTCTTTCCAGGTACCGAAGAGAATGGGGGGCAGCCAATCTTTGAAGGTTTTGATGGTAGTATCTCTTAGCTGTGGAAAAGTATTCCTGACCACGGCCCAGCGGCTTCTCCTAACACCATCAGGACCAGGGGCTTGTTCTTTCGCCCTCTGGATTATCTCCATGACACACCCAGAAGACTTCCCCGATCCGAAGGGACCGATGATGGATTTCCAACGGTAGGAACACTCTGAAAAAGCCTTTATCGTGGGAACGGAGCGGTAGGAATACTGGATCCTGATCTCGTTTGGGTTGTCGGTTAGGATCTTCCCTGTTGCCTCATCCTGGACCATATAGCTCTCCAAAAAAAAGAAGCCCTGAATCGGAGATGACGACTCAGGGCTCCCAAAGATCCACCATAGAGGAGGTTAAGAGGAGGATCCTGCTTAGTAAGGCCTCATGTCCTTACGCATTCTTTTCTCGTGATCTTTTGTGCGGTGCATTTTACCGGCGATGGTTTTTCCTCCCCGGGGGCCCTTCTTGCTCATCACGTCAACGTGCATATACGTCCCGGGAGATGGTTTGATCGTCCTGGTCCGGAGCACCTTCCCTCTACCCTTGTGTGCTGACTTTGGCATCGTCTCCTCCTTGCCATTCGATTACTTTCGTCCGATACCCCGGGATCTCCAGGGCATACGGGCAGTCGTTAGGAAGAAGTCTGCAAATTGCCATTTGCTTTGCGGGTACGCATCTGAGACGCATACCGCTATGTTGGATGGAGATGTTAAGACGGAAGGGATAGACGTTGCAAGTAGTTTTCCAATCTAAACCTTTTTGAAGATGAGGGCATTCTACACTTGACAATATGGCGAAATGACCATGATCGATTTTCATGGTACAGCAACGACCGCAGCGAAGACACTTATCTTCGACAGGTTTATTCTTCGGGTGGCGTTTCTTCTTCTGGCTCATGCTTCGGCTTAGGTGGCGGAGTGGCGGCTAAGAAAAGTGGCCTGGGATACCAGTTGTCGATTTCCCCTCCGCGTCTGACGTTGACCAGCCAGAAGATCCCGGCCGAGAGTTGCCCCATTCTCATATTGCCAATGTCGATCCTTTCTCTCGGACCATCACAGAAGACAATCCCATTTACCAAATCCGGGTCTCGAGTTTGATCAACGGCAACAACGAGCATCGGCCTCTCTACGCCTTC